CTGGACTACAGGTATAGACTACCGCCAGCCGCCTTTTTCGGACTGGCTCATTGAGGCCGGAAGACCGGACGACCTCGGGCTGTATCTCAAGGCAGCTTCACAGACTATCCCCAAAAAGAATATGCTGGCCTTTTGGGACACTTTCGGGGAGATATTCGGAATGCCCATGCGTATAGCACGCACCACTTCGCGCGATCAAAAAGAGATTGACCGTCTTGACAAGATGCTGCGTGAAGCCGGAACCGCCCTATCCATGGTGGCAGGAATGGAAACCGAAATCGAATTTGTGGAAAGCGGCAAGGGGGATGCATTCAATGTCTATGACAAGCGCATCAACCGTGCCAACTCCGAACTGTCAAAGCTTATCATCGGCCAGACCATGACCATCGAGGACGGAAGCAGCCTGTCCCAGTCTGAAACGCACCTTGAGGTGTTCCAGAACCTCGTGGAAAGCGACTGCGACATGCTGCGGGATATAGTAAACAACCAGCTCATTCCGCGCATGGTTCGTCACGGTTTTCCTGTCAAAGGGCTGCGTTTCGATTGGGACTACTCCATTGACTACACGCCCGAACAGCAGAAGGCCTACGAGGAAATGGTACTGCAGCACTACAAGGTAAAGCCTCAGTACTTCGAGGAAAAATACGGCATCCCGTGCGAGGAGAAGGAAACGCCGGAACCCGCCGTTCCGGCAGATCCGAAAAAGAATGGCAAAAAAACGGCAGAAACCCTATCCCGTTTTTTCGACTGAGCCCCGAGGATTATTCGGGGCTGCATCTACGCTACAGTTCATTGCTGGGCAATCATACCCTCCAACTCTCAAAAGAGGACGAGGCAAAATTGATGCGTGACAAGCTTACAGAGATGTTCGACCGCATGATGAAAGCCCTGTTCCGGGAGCAGGGGACAAACCTTGAAATCAACATACTGGCTTCAGAAGAGGCGCAGGACTTTATAGAGACGCACGCCTCCGTCCTGGACTCTTCATTCCGGCAGGTGGAGATGTCCGAGGCCATGCGAGGGCGCCTGCAGAGGTCGGATTATATATTCTCAGGCCTAAAGACGTTCCATGAACTGAACGAAGCCTTCCCCTCCCTGCTGGATGAGAACGGCAATCGAAAAACGTTCGAACGCTTTTTGAACGATGTCCGGAAGATAGACGAAACCTATAATCGGGGCTACCTCCGGGCAGAGTACAACTTTGTGCAGGCTTCGGCGACTATGGCCGCCAAGTGGGAACGGTTCGCAGAAGACGGGGACCGCTACAACCTCCAGTACCGGACGGCCGGGGATGGCAAGGTTCGCCCGGAACATGCCGAACTGCATGGGGTAACACGACCTATGGCAGACCCCTTCTGGGAAGAGTATTTCCCGCCAAATGGATGGAACTGCAGGTGCACCGTAGTCCAGGTACGAAAATCCAAATATCCGGAAACGCCCTACGATGAGGCAATGGCATTGGGCGAGTCAGCCCTTCAAAGGGACACCAAAGGCATCTTCCGGTTCAACCCGGGAAAAGAACAGAAGACCATGCCGGATTACAACCCATACACCATCAAAAGGTGCAGGGATTGTGATATGGCCAAAGGGAAACTTAAACTGGCCTTCGTCCCGGACAACGAGCTGTGCGCCGCCTGCAAAATACTGCAAAAATGCGCCGGAGACCGGGAAAAGTCCGCACGAGCCATCGAACGTATCCATTATCTGCATGAAATGGAGCCTCTACTTCAAAAGAAAGTGGAAAAGAACATAAATGGCAAGGACTTGAATATCGGCTTTACCAAAGAGGGCAACAAGCACTTGTTCTCCGACACATTCGGACGGACACGCATCGTTTCCAAGGAGGACTTGAAGAACCTGGATTCACACCTTGAACGTGCCGAATATGTGGATGATTCCGCATTGACTCACCCAAGGACGGACAATGTGGAACACTTCTTCTACTTCAAGGTTAAAATCAATGGAAAATGGGTAAGGCTTAATGTTGCCAAAGAAGTAACAAGAAGGGATAACGGTTATATCCGCATAAAATACTTTTTATACTCAGTAAATGATATAATAGTAGAATAAAAAAAACAAAAGCACCAAGGGCGACACTTTGGACTAAAACGCCTGCTCGTCATTCCCTCAATGCTTCTGTGTTTGCAAATATACAAAACATTTTTTAATCCAATTGCTTATGAACAAGATTCTTTCATTTTTGAAACAAAGTAACCGCTACAAACACCTGGTAGGCGGTTTTATCGTGGGGCTGCCAGCCCTGACACCGTACGCGGCCTTATACACAGCCGCCATCGCAGCCTCCTCGCTGGAGCTCAAAGACAAGCTCCGGGGCGGTCGTTGGGACTGGACGGACTGGACACTCACCGTGACCGGAGGAGCAATCGCCGCATTGATTTTCCTCGTTATCTAACAAGGGGACTGGCTTTTATCCGTACCTTTGCACCCCGGTGGAGCTTCCTGATAGTCCGTGTGGTCTATCGCGGGTACAACAATGCGAATGCGAATGGCGGCGTGTCGAATGCGAATGCGAATAACGATGCATCGAACTCGAACACGAATGTCGGCTCCCGTCTGGAAATCTAACAATCGGCGTACAACACCGGGGACGTGTCCCCTACCGTGGTGCCGAGGGAAGCAAGCCACAGCAAAAGCGCACAGGTGCGGAAAGCTGAAAAATCACGCGTCGGGTGGAGTTTGGTAGGCTCAAGTCAGCTCGAAGAAGTCAGACCCGGGGAAAGGAAGGCCCTTATCTTCCGTTTGTAAAACAATCAAAAAAAACAATGCTATAATGCACAGGCAAGGATATATAGTGGAAGAGATTGCCGATTATTCCAATATGGCGGAATCATTCGACCAGGTCCTCCGTGGCTCCAAACGAAAAAAAAGCCGCCAGGGACGTTACCTGCTTGCGCACAGGGAAGAGGTGCTTCAGGAACTTACCGGAAAAATCAAGACAGGTACATTCACCGTCAAGGATTACCGGGAGAGGGAAATCGTGGAGGGTGGAAAAATGCGACGTATCCAGATACTCACCATGAAGGACCGCATCGCCGTCCACGCAATCATGGCCGTAGTGGACAGGCACCTGAAGAAACGGTTCATCCGTACCACCTCAGCCAGCATCAAGAACCGCGGCATGCACGACCTCATGGAGTACATACGCCGCGACATGAAAGAAGACCCGGAAGGAACACGCTACTGCTACAAATTCGACATCTCCAAGTTCTATGAGAGCGTGGGGCAGGATTTCGTAATGTATTGCGTTCGGAGGGTATTCAAAGACAAGAAACTCATCGCCATGCTTGACAACTTCGTAAGGCTCATGCCGCAAGGAATCAGCATCGGGCTGAGGTCGTCGCAAGGGTTGGGCAACCTGCTCCTGTCTGTTTTTTTAGACCATTATTTGAAGGACAAGTACGGCGTCCGCCATTTCTACCGCTATTGCGATGACGGCGTGGTACTCGGTGACGCGAAATCAGAATTGTGGAAGATTCGTGATGCCGTCCACTTCCAGGTCGCACAAATCGGGCTTACCGTAAAGCCTGATGAACGTGTATTCCCGGTGGACGAGGGCATAGACTTCTTGGGATATGTCATATACCCCGACCATGTGCGCCTACGCAAGCGCATCAAACAGAAGTTCGCCCGAAAAATGCACGAGGTCAAATCGAGGAAAAGAAGGCGTGAACTGGTGGCCAGTTTTTATGGCATGGCCAAACACGCGGATTGTAATATGTTGTTTAATAAATTAACAGGCAAAAAAATGAGATCATTTAAAGATTTGAACGTTTCCTACAAGCCGGAAGACGGCAAGAAACGTTTTCCCGGCTCCGTGGTAAGCATCCGGGAATTAGTGAACTTACCCATCATCGTGAAGGACTTCGAGACCGGCATCCGCACCGAACAAGGCGAGGACCGCTGTATCGTAGCCATCGAGATGAATGGCGAGGCCAAGAAGTTCTTCACCAACTCGGAAGAGATGAAGAACATCCTCGCACAAGTGAGTGAAATGCCGGACGGATTTCCGTTTGAGACCATCATTCGGACGGAAACTTTCGGCAAAGGTAGAACCAAGTATGTATTCAGCTGATGAAAAAAGTGGAAGGAAACACCGGGGTACGGTTGCTTGAATGCATAAACCCCATTAAAAACAAATGGCGTGTCCGATGGGACGTGCAGCCGGGAGAGAATGGATCGGCCACCTACATGGAAGAGGAGTTCGACCATCGACCCACCGAAGACGAGATACGCTCCACGGTCATAACATGGCACAACCGGGAAACCGACAAGGATATCCTATCAGGTTTCACCTACGAGAATGTCCCGGTATGGTTGTCAAGCGAGAACCAGTTCAACTACAAGGCAGCCTACGACCTTGCCGTGCAAACAGCAGGGGCGACTCTTCCGGTCGTGTTCAAATTCGGGACGGACACCGAACCGGTCTATCGCGAGTTTGCTACACTGGAAGACCTGACAGACTTCTATACGAAAGCCATGCAGCATATCCAAAACACGCTGGCCGACGGATGGAAAAAGAAAGATGTATTTGATTTGTCGCTATATGCGGTAGATTAAAAAAAGCCTTCGGGGGTAAGGCTGTAAAAAAAGCCCCCGGCCTGTTAATTAGTCGTCTCACTTACTTATTAACACAAAGATACCTCTTACAGGCACGACCGGGGGCATAGACCCTCGTTCGCCTGCAAGAGGTTTTTTTGTGTACGCTTCTGCGCATAAATAAGTGAGACAGTGCAAAAGTACTAATTTTTGTTGAATATGAAAGTAATTGAGATACTGAAATTGAATAAAGGAATGCTGAAAACATGCCGGAAAGTAGGAATCCGGATGGAAGACGTACAGTATATCGAACTATACAATGACTACAACAGGCTGTTGGACGAAGGCGAAAAGGTTTCCTACATCGTGGCAGTACTGGCCGAACGTTATAATGTTTGCGAGCGAAAGGTATACACGCTCATCAAACGGCTGCAAAGCGACTGTAACCCGTTTGCAGTGTAATGGGACAGCCTCCCCATTGAAGAGGGATAACGGCGCGGTACCTTTGCGGGGTATCAAAACAACACACCATGAACAAGTATTATCAAATCCTAAAAAAGGTACTTGCCGATGGCAAGACACAAAAAGGTAGGAAAGGTGAAAGCCGTTACCTGCTGAACGAGACGGTAACACTGTCCCCGGCGGAACTGCTCGATATTTTCGAGGGACACAATATCGCACGGAAAAAGCTCAGAAGCGAACTGTCGCTCTTCATGAGCGGGGAAAGACAGGTTGAGAAATACCGGGAAGCCGGGATAAACTGGTGGGACTACTGCGGCTCCATCCTCGTGAACTCCTACCCTACCTATTTCGAGAAGCTGCCACCTCTGATTGGCAAAATCAACCGGGAAAAACGAAGCAGCAAGAACTACGTGCTGTTCCTCGGTTCGACCGGCACGGAAAGCAACCAGGCACCATGCCTCAGCCTCGTACAGTTCCAGATCGAGCAAGGCGAACTGGTCCTGACGGCCTACCAGCGTAGCTCGGACGCCAACCTCGGATTACCGGCGGACATCTATCACCTATACCTTATATCCCGGCAAATAGAACTACCCCTGAAATCCATCACAATCAACCTCGGCAACGTGCATATTTACGAGAACAACGTCACACGCACACAAGAACTGCTTGCCGGAAATCCTAACGTAAAATTCGAATTGAACGTATGAAAAAGACGTATCTGTCAGCCCCGCTGCCATTCGTGGGCCAAAAGCGCATGTTCGCACGCAAGTTTATGAAAGTATTGGAACAATATCCGGAAAGCACGGTATTCGTTGACCTTTTCGGCGGTTCCGGCCTGTTATCACACATCACCAAACGATGCAAGCCGGAAGCCACGGTCATATACAACGATTTCGACAATTACCACAAGCGATTGGAAAACATCCCAAGGACAAACCGGCTGATCGCCGACCTGCGTGCCATGGTAGGGAATTCCGTTCCACGGCACAAGACCATAACCGGAGAACTGCGTGAGCGCATCTTCAGCCGTATCCTCCAGGAGGAGCACGAGACCGGTTACGTGGACTTCATCACCCTGTCCTCCTCTTTGATGTTCTCCATGAAATATAAACTGAGCGTACCGGAGATGCGGAAGGAAGCCCTTTATAACAACATCCGGAAAGCGGACTATCCGGAGTGCACGGATTATCTGGAGGGGCTGGAAATCGTCTCCTGCGATTACAAGAAGCTGTTCAACCGGTACAAAGACACGCCGGGCGTGGTGTTCCTGGTGGACCCGCCGTACCTTTCCACCGACGTGGGTACTTACAATATGAGTTGGCGTATGTCGGATTACCTCGACGTGCTGAACGTGCTATCCGGGCATCCGTTCGTCTATTTCACCTCAAACAAATCCTCCATCCTGGAGCTGTGCGAATGGATCGGGAAAAACAAAAATATCAGCAACCCGTTCGAGGGATGTACCCGGATGGAGTTCAACGCCCACATAAACTACAGCTCATCCTACACGGACATGATGCTGTTCAAAAAAAGAGGCTGCCTGACGGCGTTTCTTTGCCCCCTGTTGAAATAGAAAGCCTCCGGCGGTAATTTGTCCGCCGGAGGCTTTACTGTCTGAACATGGCCGTTTATCGAAGCCGTTTGAAGGCCACGCACGAATACACCTCGATATTTTCCACGATCTCCTCGTGGTTGTGGTTCGTCTGGCTCTCCACAAGGTCAAATGCCATGAAAGTATCGCCATCCATGCACGAGAGCCGCTCATGTATCAGTTCCGGCAGGTCAAACACCTCCAACGCCTCTTCCTTGAACGGACTGCCCTCGTTGGCTGCACCGGCCCAGTCCGTCACGATATGCAGTTTCACTTCCGGTTCGGCCCGATATTCCACCCCGTCCACAATCGCGTTCCAGCGTATCGGGCAGAACTCCACGAACACGGCAGGGCGTTCCCAATTCTCCTCCTGCTCGATAAACTCCACATTGTGGTTCCACAGGTCGATGTGTTTTATCAAGCCTCCGCCCACCTCCTTCAGCTCCTTGCAGAGCATATTATAAAGTTCCTTTCTCATTTCCGTCTTATATCAAATTCAACATTGAAATATTCCGTTATATTCTCCTCTATGATTTCACGGACAGCCTTCTCCACTTCGGGAGAAACCCCCAAGAAACGCCTTCGGGGAATCTTGATCATGCTGCCCTCCTTTTTCAACGCCATGAACTTCCAGAACTCCGCCTCGCCGGTCAGCTGCACGGTACGTTTGTCCTTGCGTTTCTCTCCATTCTTCCTGCGCCCGAAAGAACCGGTCGCCTCGTAGTATTTATGCCAAAAGTAACGCTTCATCTTTTTTGTCACCCTTATCTCCCCGCCGTCATTGTGAATGGCCGCATACGAAAGGTCGGTGTAAAACGTGATGCTGTTCTCCGTGGTCCGGCTGGAAACGCTCCGCCTGAGCCGGCCGGTATCTATCAAAATAGAACCTCCGGGACGTGTCGGGCTTTTACGCCGCTGCCATGCCTCGGAGAAAAAAGCCTGACGCTCAAAATTACGGTCGAACTCATCTGTCATCTCCACCCGGATATCCTGCAGGATCCGGGCGATTATCTTCTGCACGTCCTTGTTCATAGTCATCGTCATTAAAGAGTAAAAGCTGGCGGGTCTCCTCGTCAGCTATTTTCTTGCTCGCATCCGCGCTCGCGTTGAGTATATTGTAGAATGTACGTTCGGTAACGGCATATACAGGATATACGTACCGCCGCCAGATCTCACGGTTCGGTACACCGCATTTGGCATATTGGTCGTATATCCTGTTTATCTCCTCCACACGTTTCTCATAACTTACTCCGCGTCGCTTTGCCATCGCTTACTCCTTCTTTGGATTATATGGTTGAATGTCCAGCTCCATCTTCGCGCTCACTATCACCCGGCCGCTGCCGCCACACTGGGGACAAGCCTCCTCGGTAATATTCACTTTCTTTTTTCTGAAAATCCGGGAAGGAAGTTCGGTCGTTCTCTGTATGACACCCGTGCCGTGACAAGCACGGCACAGGGCTACTTTTGGGGTCTTCTCTACGTTATGTTTCATGCGGCATCCTCCTTTTTCGGTTCAACATAGAATGTCTCGTCCTGGGCCACCTGTATGCCACACTTGGCCATCTGCGGAGCCATCTCTTCGGTGTCACGGTCCGCAAGCAGCTTGTCCTTGGCAATCTCCTCCGTCTGGCGCACGTAACCGGGAAGAAACTCCTTGACAAGCTGCAACGCACTCGCCCACGTGAAGCCTTTCAAGGTTTTCAACTTTGGCGTTCCGGTACGGAAACCGATAACGCCGTGCGCCATCTCAAGGCTCTTTTTCTTGGAGAACAATTCTGCCTGGTTCTCGGTGGCATAGGCCTGCAAGGTGTCGAACGCCTTTTCCTTCTCTCCTTCCAGCTCTGCCAGTTTGTTAGCGTACTTCTCACGGATCTTCGCGCACTGAAGCTCGATGTCCGCCGTAATCTTCGCACTCTGCGCATCTGCCTTCGCATAATTTGCAAACGCTTCGTCGGCGGCCTCCCTGGTCACGCCGGTAATGATCACTTTCTTTTCTCTTTTTGCCATTGTAACAAATTTTGATGGTTAATCACTGATTATTTTCTCATCCTTCAAAAGCAAGGCAAACGCCCTGTCTCTTTCAGCCTTTGTCTCAAACTTCTTATACGTCTTCCAACTTCCATTCCGGCCTGTACAAAACTTAATCCTCGGGGAAGGATAATCGTCCTTACGGATTATCTGGAAACCGGCATTAACCAGCTTGTTCTGATCGTCAATTCCCATACTAATCCTCCTCGCTATAATCTGGCGTTTCCAACTCGCTTTCCAACAGGGCTTCCTCATATTTCTCATAAGACCACTCGTTCAGCCTGTTGAAAAACTCTTCCCGATCATCCCGATCCATTTCCGGGAACACGTCAAGTATCTGGTTCTTGACATTCTCAAGCAGCTCCTTGAATCTCTTATCCATATCCGTCAATTTTTAGGGGCTTTGGTGTCTATGAACATATAGGTCACCGCCGCCGGTTGTTTTACTTCCTCTTTCTTTTTTTCCTTGAGCCCGCCCTTGCGCCGGATAGAGCGCAGCTTTACAGCCAGTTGTTCCAGTTCGTCCGAAGAGATTTGACTGAACGTCTTTCCCGCAATCCGAGGATTCCGGCAGAAGTCATTGACACGCGCCCAGTCCGAAGTGTCGATTCCCATTTTTTGCATGAGTCTCAAACACACGCTGCGCCAATATTTAAGCTCCTCCTGCATCTTCTGACGACGCTCGTCCACACCGGCCAATTTCTCCAATCCCTCACAACAGGTCTTATATTCAAGCCTCGTCATTTCACGAAGACTGTCTGTCCGGTTCCATGTATACTGCAACACGATGGACTTCTTGAACTCTTCCCGGTCTCCGTTGAACGGCAGCTTGTTGAACAAAGCGTAAAACCGGGCGAAATTGGTTACTTCCTGTGCCATATCATTTGCCATTAAGAATCATTTCACATTCCGTTGATTTGGTACTGACACGATAAATTATCTTATCCGGTTTCACTGATTTACCTTTGTATTCAGCCTCGATTTGTCCGGCATATATCTTTTTGAACTCATCACCCATCTTAGAAAGTATTTCCTTATTGTACTCCCCGCAAAATCCTATGCGTGAGGAGTGGGTTTCACGAATTATTCCTCTATATACCGTAGCAGTCAACGTTATCACCACAACACCGGTTTCCATTTTTATTTTTCCCATATCGGCCATTTTTACTCAAATAGTACTTTAATGCCGCATGAACTCGCCACGTCAAGTTCCAGCTTCGCACCTTTGCTCAGTTCCCAGTCCTTCAGCATATAGATATACTCACAATCCAGAAGCAGGGCGATATCCGCCCGCATGTGTTCTCTCCAATGAGCCTCATCCGGCAGTCCGTTCTTAAAAGGATTGACCGGGGAAAAGCCCATATTTCTCAAATTCTGTTCCGCATTGGCAAACGCACCCTTGCGCTCGTCGATGTTGTAGTGGGCTATTGCCCCGCTGATGTAAACCTTGTCTTTTTCCATATCACAAATTATTACTCGTTTGAATGATTCCTTCTTCCCACACCACATAATAGCTGCCGGCCTCACCGATGGCACGGCCTTGACAATATGCCTTATAACCGACCACCCGGATCTTCATGTCGCAGATATAACGCAAACGGATCGCACCGCCTCCCATCGGCTGGCTCTTCTTTTCCTGGCTGATCCAGATGAAGCACTTTTTCGGGAAACACTTCATCAAGGCTACCGCATCCGGATACTCCCATTCCGACACCTGATACGAATCCACGATGATAAACTTCGGGGACTTCGGCTTCTTCAATCGGTCTATCAGTTCCTCATAGGTCTCGTCCACAACCACACGGAACTTGCCTTGCACCTCGTTCATCTTCAAATATTCCATACGGCGTTGGAATGTCTGGTTCACGCCCTCCTCATAGCTCAAGTACAACACAAGGCCGTACTTGCACAGTTCCTTGCCAAGCTGCATCACAAAGCTGCTCTTCCCGCTGGCACTGGCACCGCTGATGAACCAGGAGGCGTTCTCCGCTGGGAACCCGAAAGGCTTGTTCCATTTCTCGCCCCATGGCAACGTCACCCATTTCTTGGCGGCTATGTCTTTCGGACTATATGCTCGTTTCATGACTCTTTTTCTATTGATTCAATCCTATATTTCAGAAACCCTTTGATGATATGCGGAGGATGGTGTATCGGGCAGAATTGCCCTACGTAAAGCCCCCAATACGGGACATAAGCATCTTTCCATATTTCATTTTGAAATGGTCCGGCTTCCTCCACAAGACCACCTTCATTTACTTTGAGCCATAACAGGTCTTGGCCTTTGTCCTCTAAAACTATCTTAACCATTTCCTATGCCATTTTAAGTTTCTCTATCTCGGTATATACTCGCCTCAGACCTCCACGTGTCTTGCGTACAATCTGCGCTATATCCGCACCTGCCGGGGCATTTACTTTAGCCACCGTCCGAGCTTGGGCATTCAAAAACGCCTCACGCTCCTTGCCGTCATCAGGTGTCACCTTGCTGTAACGGTCTCCATAACGGCTCAACATCTCGGTATAGCCCACTTTCTTACATTCTATCGAACGGTTGATCTTTTCTTTCAAACCATCCGCACCCATCATATACCAGGCACAACTGCGTTCGGTGGCATTCCACAAAGCCTTCAGCTCAAGGAACGCCTCGTACTGCAAATCCCCGGCCTCGTCCAAAATAATAAGCGGATTCTCAATGGAACGGAGGTAATAAGTCAAATCCTCGTATACATCGCTATATTTGCCTTTGGCATCCACTCCGAACTCCGCAGCTATCTTACGCACCAGCTTCAGCTTGGTCTTCACCTGCGAGCAGTCGATATACACGGCATTCTTGTGGTTCTGCACATAATACCGTGCGGTGAAAGTCTTTCCGATGTTTGGAATGTCGCATAGGATAGCCGACAGGCTCGACTGCTGGGAGAACTCCAGCTGGGCGGTTATATACTCGAACGTGGCGGTCTTGGCAACCTTCCATTCCATATCGGCACGGAGGCTCACACCCAAACGACGGGCTATACTTATCCAGTTGGCATCACTAAGAGCCTTGTCCGTCTGTCCGTTCTTAATGGCACTGTACACCGATGTGCTGATGCCAAGGGAAGCGGCGTGTTTGGCGTCACTCGGATAGTTCGCACGGTTGGCGGCTACCGCTCCCAAAATCTTCTGTTTTTGCGCTTCTGTAATCATAATTCAAACGCTGTTATAATGTTATTCTAATCGTATTCTTACATATCTCCAATAGCCATTGCCGCCATATTGGTCGGCTGCCATTCGTAAGCTTCATCGGGTTCTTCAGGAACAGGTGCCGTAGGTAATACAAGGCTTTCCGTTTCCTCATCTTCTTCCTCACGTTGGACCGGTGCCACACCTACCTGACCGATAGCGTTATCACGTACCCATTTGTCAAAGTGACTCATTATCTTTGCCTGTTCCGTATAAGCTGCCTTATCTTCTTCGGTCTGTTCCGCCATTACACGGCTATAAGTCACCACCGGACGCACCTTGTCGATATACCGGTCATTCTGGTACAGGAACACATCGGTCGGTTTGCCTTCCTCATCCGGCAAATAGAAAGCCGTCACCTTGCGGTTATTAGGCTCCAACTTCTCAAGAACCTCCGGACCGCTCAGCCACCAGTCAGCGTACGCCACACGTACCGTACTGTTCCGTCTTACGCTTGTTTCCACCCTCTCGCCGATATAACGGCTCAGGGTCAGTTTGTCAAGCGGGCGCAGAGTCGGATTGATCCTCGCCACAAGCACGTCCCAGCGGGTCATGCCCGGATATTTCTTCTGGTTGGGGTGCAGCGTGTTGTTCCATTCAGCACAATCCCTGCGGTCATCTGCCACAAGTTCCTCAAACGTATAATATTTCCGATCCTCGTAGGTATGGTTCCCACTGTCGCTGATTTTCTTCTGATCCACACGCCGCGCCCCTTTACCGTACCAACGACCCACCCCTTCATGGTTCTTATGGGCGATGGTAGTCTTGAACGCGCCGTTCAACGGCTCAGCATATTTGTCCTGAGAGTTCAACGGTGCACAAAAACGCACAAACTTGAACACCTCACCGGCTTTCAGGAAGCCCTCCTTGTACTTGCTCATCAAATGCTGCTCCACCTCGATACCGGCAGGCATCCCCCACCCGTTACGCTCAATCAGGCGGAACATATCCCGGAAACAGGCAACCACAAGGGCTTCGTCCTTATCACGGCCGTAAGCAAGCCCCACACGGCACTGGCTTACCACATCGTAGGCATAATAAGCATGTACGTATTCACCACCCTTCATGCGACGCGGAAGATCCACGTCATCCATCGTAATCTGGGACAAGGAGAACTCTCCACTGTGGCGGTGCATGTGTGGCATTTGCTCGTGGTAGAATTCCGACCACCCACGACGCTTTTTCTCTATGAGTACCTGGTTGGCCGGCTTGTTCAAGATGTTGCGAATGGTACTTTCGCTCAGTTCTTTCGGATCACCGTTCTTATCCGTAAAATCGTTATGGTTGAATATTTCCCCGGTTTCCAAATCCCATACCTCCAACTCACCACACACAAAGGAGATATACATCTCGTGTACGTCACTGCCATAAGGCTGGTTCGGCAGCACCGTGATGCTCAGCACGAGACGCTCGGTCTTGTAATCCACTTTCCTCGCGCACTGGTTACCGAACTTTCCACTGATAAGGCACTCATAACCGTACTGCTTGTACTCGTTCACCTTCTTTCGGAAACGCAAGGTACTCGCCGGCAGATCATGCCCGAACTCTTCGCGCAGCGTCTCAATGGTAGTAGCCATCATGCTCCAATCATACTTCTCTCCCATTAACTTTCGATAATCACGACTACGATTGTACAACTTGATACAAGTATTCAGTACTGAAGCATTTATCGCATACTTTCTGGCAAGCTCGTCAGAAGCCTTATCGCTGGACTGCCGGGCAGCCCAATCCATAAAGAAAGCGACGGCAGCCTGATCAAGCTCGTAATTCGATATTATCCAGCCACGCAAAAGAATAACGGCACCACCAGGATGTTTTTCATTTACTTGATCTTGATATTCTGTTGGAAGGCTATCGACAACAACCAAAGCGTAATTTCCCTTTCCACCACCGGAGCGAGCCATCTTCAGCCTGTTGCGTGCAGCAAGTTGACGGCAGTAATCCTGTGTCAAAATACCGTCAGCCTCAAGCTCACGTACCGATATGCAAAGTTTGTTATCGAAAAATTCCATACTCACACCTCCTTATTTCAATGCGGCCGCAAAATTTTGGATGCTGTTTATATTGGAAAATGTCACATTATCATAATGTCTCACCTCTTCCCCTTTATAAGTCACTACACCCGTGCTGTCGTTTTTACTGATCTCCAACAATGCGCCGTTCGGAAAATATTGGCGTATCACGTCATCATGGTCGTGTAGTGTCTCCATAACCGGAGCCACCGCCATTACAATACCGCCACGCTCACGGGCGGCCTTCTGGATCCTACGGATGGTATCCGTATCCTGTTCAAAACGCAGGGCTTTCCAAACCGTCACGTTGCTTACGTTGAAAGCCTTGGCCAAAAACTGGCGATCCTCACTTGTTACATGAATATACTTCTTCATATCTCACTTGATTTTAATATCCTAATTT